GTAAAGAAAGCTCAAAAGGCTTGGGTTGTTGCTGGCACAAATGAAGACTTGTGTGCAGATAAAGGTTTACACCATAACGTATCAAACACTATCATTGTAGATGATTGGGATGAAGTAGAAAAATACGTATATAAAAATCGTTATTCATTCTCAGGCATTTCATTCCTTGCTCCTACTGGAGACAAAGATTACAACCAAGCTCCTAATACGCAGGTTATTTCTGCAGATGAGATGGTCAATAAATATGATCAAGGTGCAATCTTTGCATCAGGCATGGTAGTAGATGCTTTAAAAGTATTTGATAATCTTTGGACAGCATGTGCTACAGCAGTCGGTATGGGTGAAGACTTATCAGTAGAGTCATCTGAAAATTCTGCCAAGAAAGATTGGGTACGAAGGTTCAATGCTTTTGCTGAAAATTATTTGGAAGGAGACATTAAGAAAACAGAATACTGTTTAAAAGATGCTTACCTATTACATAAGTGGAATAAAATTCAAAAGAATTTAAAACCAGTTGATTGGGAAGCTGACTTAACAGAACGAGTTTATACAGATGTCGATACTATTGGCGCTGCAGCCTGTGCAGGAGGTGCATGCGAAATTGACTTCTGATATGTACATATCACCATGTCTGCAAATCTGTAGATTAGATAGGTATGGTGTATGTATAGGCTGCGGTAGAACAAAAAAAGAAATTGCGGAGTGGCCAACTTATCATTACTATCAAAGAATGAAAATAATGGAAAGACTTGGGTATGGAAAAAGAAGAGGCGTAAGAACCGGTGGAAAAAGAATATCGAGTAGAATGTGAAGAATGTGATTCATTAACTATAGTTTTAGTTGAGGATGACAAAGTGCCAGAATTTTGTCCAATGTGTGGAAGGCGAGCTGAAGCGGAGGACATTTCTGAAACAGATATATAAAAGCATGTGGTATTATGAACAAAAAGAATTTGATGAAACCCCTGATGATTTTCAGGGGTTTGTCTATTGTATAACAGATATAAATAATAGTAGAAAGTACATAGGAAAGAAAAACTTCTGGAAACCTAAAATTCTCCCCAAAACAAAAACACGAAAACGAAGGGTTCGTACGCGAGTAGAATCCGATTGGAGAGATTACTTTGGTTCTAACGAAGAGGTTAAGCTTCTTGTAGAAGAACATGGCCGAGAAAGATTTAAAAGAGAAATTCTTTACTTATGTAAAACAAAGGGTGAGATGACTTACTTTGAAATGAAAGAACAATTTCAAAGAGATGTATTATTCCGTGATGATTATTACAATGAGTTTATAGGTGGAAAAATTCATAGTAAACATTTAAAAGGAATTGCAAATGTACGAATACAAAGCAAAGGTGGTGAAGATAGTTGATGGTGACACTGTTGACGTAGACATCGACCTGGGATTTGGTGTTACATTAAAAGACGAACGTGTACGTATAATGGGTATCGATACACCTGAATCTAGAACATCAGATAAAGTAGAAAAAGTTTTTGGTTTAGCCGCAAAAGAACGAGTAAAACAATTAATAGAAAAAGATACAGTACTAAAAACATTTGCCGCAAAAGACGGTGAAGACATGAAAGGTAAGTTTGGTCGTATCTTAGGAGACTTTATTATTGGTGATAAGATGCTTACCGAAATTTTAATTGAAGAAGGACACGCAGTTAAGTACTTCGGACAGAACAAAGCAGACATAGAACGTGGACATATTTCCAATAGGCATAAGCTTATGAATGAAGGAAAGGTAGACGTGAAAGAAGTACAAGAAGCTGCAGAAAAAATGAAATAAGTAGTTTACATTTGTTATGATATATGGTAGAATAGTACCAAATGATTGAAAGGTAAACGTATGATTCTTGTAGATTTTAGTGGTATTGCAATTGCAAACATTGCAATCAACAAAGTAAATGATGAAGGCATGCTCCGTCATATGATGATTAATTCATTGCGGATGTATCGCTCAAAATTTAAAGATCAGTATGGTGAACTTGTACTAGCTATCGACGCTGGCAATAACTGGCGTCGTAACTACTATCCACAATATAAAGCTAATCGTAAGAAAAGCAGAAAAGAATCTGACTTTGATTGGAATGAAGCTTTTCGTATTTTGGATTTAGTACAAACAGAAATACGCCAGAACTTTCCATATAAAGTTATTAAGATCGATGAATGTGAAGCCGATGATGTGATTGGTACAATTGTAGCTAATACACAAGAGTTTGGTCAGTATGAAGATGTAATGATTATTTCTTCTGACCATGATTTTAAACAACTACAAAAGTTTCCTAATGTAAAGCAGTTCTCACCTTTGCTTAAGAAACCTGTAGTTGAGGATAATCCAAGATCAAACCTAGTAGAAAAGATTTTAACTGGAGACGCCGGCGACGGAGTCCCTAATGTGCTCTCTCATGACGATGTCTTTGTAAATGGGGAGAGACAAACACCTTTATCACGTAAGAAGAAAGATGCAATCATTGAAGATCTTGCTGAAGGTGAATTGCTTTATGCAGCTAGTTGGTATAGAAACTATTGCCGCAATAAGACTTTAATCGATCTGACCGAAACACCGGACAGATTAAAAAACAAAATCATTAGCGAATTTAATTCGCAAGATCAGTGGAAAAACAAGGGTCTAGTGTTACCTTATTTGATAAATAATAACATGAAGATGATGATTGAATCAATTGAGGAATTGGTATGAGAGTATATGAAATTCTAGAAAAAATTGCTAAGACTAAAAAGAAATCGGATAAGATTGCTATTTTGAAACAGCACAATAATAACTGGGCTTTAAAGGATATTATTAAAGGATCGATGGACTCAACTATAAAGTGGTCGATCCCTGACGGAGAACCTCCGTACACCCCATCGGATGAACATAACAATCCTACGGACTTAACTAGGCATAACAAGAAGTTTGCTTATTTTGTCCAAGGTGTACATATGGATACACCTAAGTATAAAAAGGAAAGATTATTTCTTCAGATGCTGGAAGGTGTACATCCTAAAGATGCTAGGTTAGTTATTGGCATGATTAATAAGCAACAACCGAAAGGACTAACGAGGCCAGTTGTTGAAGAAGCATACCCAGGATTGCTTGCGGACTAATTCCAACTTAATTTTAACTCTAACCAGGAGTGTACACTATCGTGTGCGCTCTTTTTTTACAGGAAAATATCAATGGTATTTGCTCAAATTGAACGTTTAACTAAAGATTCCAACGAACTAGACATTTATGCCCAGAAGCTAGAAAAGAAAGGACAGATTCAAAGAGCTCAAAAAATACGAAATAAGCGAGACTTCATTCTCAAAACGATAGAGGAGGCAACTGTAAAAAACGATTGATATGTAAAAATAATGGTGTACAACATGCCTCTCCTGGTTTATAATAAATTAAGTAATATGGTAGGCGGTAGTACTCATGAATATTTTTATACTAGATATTAATCCAACAACGGCGGCTCAACTACAGTGCGATAAACATGTCGTAAAAATGATAGTTGAGTCTGCCCAAATGTTATCAACAGCTCATCGTATGCTCGATGGCTATACAGAAAAACGACCATCAAAATCTGGCAAACGGATGATTAACTATTGGGTTCATCCTAATGATGAGATGGAAAAGATTCTCTACAAAGCAGTACATCACGGTCATCCTTGTACTGTATGGACTATGGAATCAATATACAACTATAACTGGCACTATGATCATTTCATTGCTTTACTTAACGAATATACTTATCGTTACGGCAAACAGCATGGTACAGAAAAATTACGTTACTGGCTAATCAAACCTCCAAAAAATATTCCGCGCATTCCATTTACAGATTTTAAACTTGCTATGACGCATGAACCACAATGCATGCATGAAGGTCAAACAGTACGTTCATATCGTGAATACTATCAAACAAAACAAGATAGATTCAAAATGGTATGGACAAAACGTCCTGTACCGGAGTGGTTTAATGTGGCTGCGTAGTGACTTAAAAACTATAGAAGAAATTAATATTGGTGATACTAAGTTCAGGTTAGTAGAATCTGAGAAAGGTAACCAATACATTCAATCTTGGTCTAGTCTATCAAAAGACTGGAATACGATGTATAGATATAATATTGAGGAGAGTTGGAAGTCCTGGAAAAAATTGGCTAAGAGGATTAAGAAATGAATTTAAGTGTTGCGTTAGGATTAGTTATAGTGACTATGGCTGGCGTAGGATATTGGTACTATACTGATACACAAAAGCGTATTGCTATACTAACAGAAAATAATATTAAGTTAGAAGTAGCTGTACAACAAAACGAAGAAGCATTGAAAAGTTTAGAGGATAGTTATGCTAGTGCTCAACAAGAACTTAGTACAATCAATGCAGAGTATCAAAGTATAAGACGTCAGAACCAAGAACTTGCTGATAAGTTACAAAAGATCGATTTAACAGCAGCAGCCATTGCAAATCCAGAAGGAATAGAAGAAGCTGTTAATAAAGGTACAGTAAATGCTGGTAGATGTTTCGAACTTTTATCAGGTGCAGAATTATCAGAAAAGGAAAGGAACGCCAAAAATGCGATCGCTTTTAATAAAGAGTGTCCTTGGCTTTACGATACTTACAAGTCTAACGGCATGCTCGTGGATGCCAGTACGCCAGATTGAGGTTAGTAGCAAACCTATAGATAAACCTGAGTTGATACTTCCTCCGGTTGATGAATTGAATATGCGACCAGTGGAATGGATCGTAATAAATGAGAGTAATGTTGAAGAAGTAATTGCAAAACTAAAGTCAGAAGGAAAAGCTTTTGCAATATATGGATTGACTGGTAAAGGATATGGAAACCTAGGACTTAACTTTAGTGATATACGAGCTTTAGTCCAACAACAGCAAGCTATCATAGCTGCATACGAAGGTTACTATCAAGAAGCAGAGGAAGCAATGGATGCCGGTGTACAACCTTAGAGATACCGAAACAGATGAAAGATATGAGGTCTTTTGTACTTGGGATGAGCTACAAGAAAAGTTAAAGGAAATGCCTAACCTTAAACAAGAATTGCAGACACCTTCTTTCTCTGGTGCAGGTTTAAAAGATAATGTTACGCGCGCGGGAAACGGCTGGCAAGATCTAATGAAAAGAATAAAAAAGAATAGTGGTCGAGGTAATAATATAAATATATGACAAGCAATCGGGCAAAAGCATTTTATGATGATCTATTTGAATTTGAGCCTCAGACTGAAAATCAAAAGAAAGCATACGATGCGTGGGATGATGGTGATAACTTAGTTTTGTCTGGTACGGCAGGTACTGGTAAAACTTTTGTAGCCTTATACTTAGCATTAGAAGGAATGCTTGAAAAAGGTACACCATACGACAAAGTTATTATTGTACGCTCAGTAGTTCCTACTAGAGATGTAGGTTACTTGCCTGGTTCCATAGAGGAAAAACAAGAGGTATTTGAAACACCGTACAAAGCAATATGTGCACAGTTATTTGGTGACAGTGGCGCAGCTTTCTACAATAAAATGGTTACAGCACATCAGTTACAATTTACTACGACATCTTTTATTAGAGGATTAACAATTGATAATGCTATAGTGATAGTTGATGAAATGCAAAACTTAAACTTTCACGAACTAGATTCTGTTATTACACGTATAGGGGAAAATTGCAGAGTCATATTTAGTGGAGACTACCATCAGTCAGACTTTAAAGATCCTGCTGAAAAGAATGGTCTTCAACAATTCTTACGTATCATGGAGCAAATGAAATATATTAGTGTAATAACATTTGGCTGGCAAGATATTGTAAGATCAGACTTTCTTCGTGATTATATCATGACGAAAGAAATGTTAGGAATGAGATAATGTTAAAAGCTATATCGGTACTATCAATATTGTTTGCTACCAGTGTATCTGCTAGTGACTTAATACAAAAACCAGTTACGTGTTTAACACCTGCTGAAGGACAAGAAATAATTCAAGAATTTTATAGTTTTGGATTGCAACCATTGCTAGGATTTGTTGGTTATTCACAAACAATGTGGGGACAAAAGTATCCGTCTTCGTTTTATTTGATGCATAACCCAGGTCCTCCACAGCAAACTGTAATTATAGAAAAGCTACCTAGTGGTAATGTCTGTATTTTAACAGGTAACACAGGAAATAACGTAGAGTTCGATGTACCTACGCTTAATAAATTATTGACAGGGAAAGAAACGGAATCATTATAAATGAAGGAGTTTATTCATGAAGAAGTGGATCTTGGATATGTGGACTTGGATACTGTTACATCTAAATCAGGTCGTAACTATCGCGATCCTGACGGTAATGACTATCCTAGTGTTACTACAGTATTAAGTATTCTATCTGAAGAAGCCATTGCAAAGTGGCGGAAGCGAGTTGGCGAAGAAGAAGCAAATAGGATTGGACATAGAGCCTCAAGCAGAGGTACTGCTGTCCATTCTATAATAGAAGGATATTTAAAAAATGAAGATACTTCAACCTATCTCCCGCATGTTAAGCAGTCTTTACAGAACTTGCGGCCAATTCTTGATAAATCTATCGGAAAAATCTTTGGTCTGGAAGTTGCTCTGTACAGTCGTTATCTTGGCCTTGCTGGCCGTTGCGATTGCGTAGCAGAATTTGACGGAGTTCCGTCTATCGTAGATTTCAAAACATCTAGACGTGTAAAGAAAAAAGAAAACATATCGAATTACTTTGCACAAGCTTCAGCATATGCTATTATGTTTGAGGAAAGAACCGGCATGGCTGTCCCTAACACAGTTATTGTTATGGACGTAGATGATAATGAACCGCTGGTATTTAAAGAACACAGAGACAATTACACAGAACTATTGCTTAACACTAAAAAAGAATACGATAGACGGAAACTTTTTTTCTAAAAAAACGTAAGTTATTGAAACACAACAAAACTTTTTCCTTTACATTCGGATAAAACTATGGTAGTATAGTTATATCAAATGAGGAGTTAGTTATGAAATTTACTTATGAAGACAATTTAATCAGCGACCTTCACAAGGATGCTCGTGGTATTCGTCCAACACGTGGCTTTATGCTTATGTGGAACGATCTAACTCCTGCACAAAGACAAGAAACATGGGATAATCTCATTGATGAAATGGATCAACGAGATGCCGATGAGCGTCAAGTTACAAAAGATAACATTAAAAAATTCGAAGAGCGTATTGACGACGTTATTGGTCTAGGAGCCGGTGATCGTGAAACAGCTCTTCGTTGGATTGCTGGTCAAGAAAAATTTTACCACAAACAAGATATAGAACATTTTGTTTGGGAGCTAGGTATCATGAGTACTCAAATAAATTGGTACTGTGATAACCTTATAAAGGAATTAGAAAAAGTTGTTAAGTATGAGGAGTATGCATAATGTATAGTGTAAGAGCAACAAATAAAAAAGGTGGATTTTTCTTAGCTACAATAGCCGATCCTAAAGAAGCTGATGCTAAACACGAATTTCTATGGAATGAACGTGATACTGAAGGTAACCTCAAATGGGGTATGGTATCAACAACTAAAATCACAGAGCCATGGGCTATGAAGGAGGCAGTGTAATGACAATCTACTTAGATATGGATGGCGTTATCGCTGACTTCTTTAGTGAATTCGCTAAAAGAAATAATGTTGAACATTGGAAATCAATTAAGGATAAAGAAAAAGCTTTGGTTGATCTTCGATACACTGATTACTTTTATCAAATCGATTGCTTTGAGCCATGGAACATTCCAAACAATTCTCAAAGAGTTGTAAACTTCGTAAAGTCAAAAGGTGACTGGGGTATCTGCTCTTCACCTCTACGTGGTGATGAATATAATTCTGCATACTGGAAACGACTATGGCTTGAGAAATGGGATTTCATGCCTGAAGTTGGTAACTGTATCTTTACTCATAACAAGCATCACTATGCTATTAATAAACTTACTGGTAAACCAAACATTCTAGTTGATGATAAGATTAGAAACATTGCAGCTTGGAACAAAGCTGGTGGTATTGGAATACGATTTCAAAATGATGAAGATGATATTGAAACGTATTTGTTTCCTAAAATAGAGGAAGCACTTGAAACTGTTGGTCAACATAATAGCATTTACTTTTAGGAGGTACTATGGCTAAAGAAAAGAAAAAAGAAGAAAAACCTAAAAAGGTTCATATAGTCAAATCAAAAGTATCTACATCTCGCCTTATGCTTAAGATGGCATTACGTCGGCGAGGTGAGGATTAATGACTATTTTTCAAATACTATGTTTACGTACTGAGTTTGAAGAATTAACTTCTGACTATGCATTGCCACAACGTGCATCTGATATAGATACTATAGAGTGGTTCATCGATAATGGTCATAGATCAAATCGACTTCGTAATGGATACGAACGTGCAAAAGAAATTGCACTAATCATTAAGGAGTATTACTATGGCAGAAAAGAAAACGATTGATGCCGATGCAGTAGAAGGAGCAGATGCAAATGGCGACGGCCACATTTCGAAAGAAGAAATGGAAATGCATTTGGAATTTAAAAGAAAAGCGTTAGAAGATCAGGACGCACAAAGAGATGCTATGAGAAAGATGACTTGGTTTGCATTATTTGGAATGCTATTATATCCAGCATTAATTCTAGCCACATCAATGTTAGGAGCTAATACAGCTGCTGGCATTATTGGTGATATTGCACCTACATATTTTGTTGCTATTTCTGCCTTGGTCGCAGCTTTCTTTGGAGCAGACGCTATCAAGAAAAAGTAAGTAAAGTGAGTTGTTATGAAAAGATTGATATACCAAGTCTACACAGGAAAACGTTCTAACCTATACGATTTCTGTGTAGACTCCGTTATGGCCTATAGTGAACGTTATGGTATTGACCATATCGTGCAAAAAGATCCGCAAATGAGAATTAAACCTGACATCTTTGCTACAAATCGTAGTACAGAGTCATATGAAAAGTATGGTGGATTCTTACCGATTTATGAAAAAGAAAATGCATTTGACTATTGGGATCTGTATGATCAGATTACAATTATCGATGCAGATGTTTGGATAAGTCCTAAGGCACCAAACATTTTTGAAGAAATAGGTGATGCTGATTTTGCAGGTGTTGTTGAAAGAGAGATGCCTATTCTTCCATGGTATCGCGATAAAATAAAAAATTATTCTCAAATGCAATATCATCCATTACGTCAAGAAGCAGACTTTGCTCCTATGCCAAACACTGGCTATGAGTTTTTTAATATGGGTGTAATGCTTATGAACAATAGTATTAGCAAATACTTAGGAGAAGATTCAGGTAAAGAATTTATTCAGAGGCCTGAGTTTAAAAGATTTGTAGATGGACTAGGCGCTTGGAAGTGGTCAACCGACCAAACACTTTTAAACTATTGGGTAAGAAAAGAAAAGATGAATCTTACTCGTTTAGATTGGAAATGGAATGCTTTGTACACTGCAGTGTCAAATGAGCATTTAAGAGAAGCACACTTTGTACATTTCTTCTTAAAAGATAAATTACCACAGCGTGGTGAAAATGTAGAGGAACTCCGGAAAGTTGTTGAATGATCTAATTACAAGATTAGAGCCTGATGTTGTATATGACATTGGAGCTCATGACGGGCTATTCACTAAGAAGATGCGAGGTATGTTGCCTATCGCTGAGATACACCAGTTTGAAGGTAGCCCTAGGAAAAAACAAAAAGTAAGAGAAGGTCCATGGCACCATGTTGTGCTAGGTGCAAAAGATAATGAACCTGTAAAGTTTTATTATGATGGTGGTACCGGTGACACGTACATGCCAGAAACAAAACGATTTATGAAATCAAATTATAAGACCGTAACAGTCTATACACAAAGATTAGATACGTATTGTAAAAAGCATCGTATACCTTCTCCTGATCTTATAAAGATAGATGTACAAGGTGCAGAGCTTGATGTCTTAAGAGGATGTGATGAGATACTCAGTAAATGTAGATTAATTCATTGCGAAATACCAGCTGAAGGTATTGAGTTCAATCAAGGTTCTCCTACTCAAGAAGAATACCTACAATTTTTTAATGACGCTGGTTTTATATACAAAGGTAAAATAAAAGACCACTATAGAGATGGTAAGCTTGTTATACAGCATGACTATTTCTTTTCTAAGGATCCGATATGAAAGACTGGCAACAGTTCTTGAAAAATATAGAAAACGAATTTAAAGCAAATAAACCAAATTTTTTAAGAAAAAACAACATAAAAAGAACTGTACATCCGGATGACGGTGGGATGAATATCTACCGGCATGTAAAAGAACTTCCGTATTTTGATTTTGCTGCAGACCCGCCTATAGGAAAACCAAATAAAAAATTTCCAAAGAAAAATAGCACACACAGTAAGACTGCAGTTCAAAGCGTATGGCATATAGAAAAAATACGTAGACACTTTGGAACCTTTGTAAAAGACTTAGACTTAGTAACAGACATTGGAGCTGGCTACGGCCACCTATGCTATTCATTTTGGAAATGTGGTTTTGTAGGTGAGTATCACCTCATTGATTTTGGTGTCATGCACAAGATGCAATCTTATTTTTTAGATCAAGCTGGTGTGCCTAATTGCAAATTCAATAAGCTAGGTACATTAGATCAGATACCTAAGAAATCTAAAAGTCTATTGTTTGGTTCATATAGCATTAACGAAATGCCTATGGAAGAACGTAGGAGAATAGAACCATTTTATAAAGATTATAAGTACATTATGATTGTGTATAAAAACAATAGCGACTTTGGAGTTAATAATCGATTGTACTTTGAAGAGTTGAAAAATAAATTAAGTGATACTCATAACGTGCAGATTGTAAAAGATCAGTTTGGTCGTAATGATAATATATTAATAGGTGCGAAGAAGTGAAGAAAATAATCTTACAACATTTTACTGGTGAACTAGGCGAGTTAGAAAAATTATCTTCATGGAATATTTCTGCATACGCAAAGTTCTGTGGAGCTGACTATAAATTATTGAGAGGTCCTGTATTTAATTACAGCGTAAGTAATCAATCTCAAAAAATGCATATGTTATCTGAAGAGTGGGATGACTATGATGTAGTAGTAATGCTTGACATTGATATGTTTGTAAGAAAAGGTAGTGATAAAAATATATTTACTGATGAAACGGGAATTGGTAGACATTACAATATACAAGAAACATTAGTACAAAACCTAGCAACTAAGTTTCCTCTTATGTGTGATGCATCTTATCCTTATTGGGGAGGATCTGCTTATCGTTTGGAAAAAGATATACGACAAGAATTTAGAAAGCATTTGCATATTAATGAAATGATTCAGTTCAATGGCAACTATAATGATGAAGGTATTATGCATAGGTGTGCAGTAAGAGCTGGCTACAAAGAAAAAAGATATTTCGATAGACAGCAATGGAACTACAGTTCATTTGATGATGGTGTAGAAGATGCCAACATTATTCATATAAGACCAAAGGTTAGACCAGGTGGTCCTAAACGTCCTAAGATACAGAACTATAAATCTCTAGTAGAAAGGGGTCTTATATGAAGACAGTAATATATCAATTTTGGGACGGTAAGGTACGCGATTCAGTTCACGCTGGTGTTGCTAATATGAAAAAGTATGCTAAGTATGTTGGCGCTGATTATGTATTTGAAGATAATCCTCGTTGGATAAAATCTTTAGGTATGGATTTTGGAAATTATTCCGCACACTACGGGGCATTCAAGCCTCTGTGGAATAAGAACTATAGGGATTATGATAAGATATTATTTTGTGATACAGATATATTTGTAAGAGATAACTGTGATGAAAATATATTCGAACAACTAGAAGCCGACATTGGAATATGTGAAGAACCATTTCAGCCTAGACAAAGAACAATCACTCTTGGTAGGATTACATCTGAGCTAGATGACAAATGGGCTAAGCTAATGCAAAAGCAATATGATGTAGATGTACCTAGAACACCGGATGGATTAGTAAAAATATACAATTCAGGTGTAGTGTGCTATACTCAAGAAGCTGCAACGCATGCCAGAGAAAAGTGGGAAAGGTTTAGTGATTATGTAAAAGTCATTCGTCAAGCAGGACTAGATAGCTTTTATACTTGTGATCAGCCTTATTTGCATGCTATGATATTTGCTACAAAGATGAATGTACAATTCATGAATTTAAAATGGAATAGCTATGTACATGGAACCAAAGATAAGTTTCAACCTCAAAGACGAATAGTAGATCATAGAACTCATGATACATGCTTTGTCCATTGCCAGTTTCCTGGCGCTGATAATATGAATGCAGAGCAGCTATCTAGAATTGTAAACTTACCAAGAAGAGAGTGGAACTATGAGCTTAAGAACTAAAGTTTGGTGCTTAGGATTATCACGCACCGGTACATCCACATTATCTGAAGCACTTAGAGCAGCAGAACTAAATCACATACACTATCCAACTAAATGGGATATGTTCCATGGAATACATGATGGATGTGGTGACATATCTGTCATTCCATATTATAAAGAATTAGATAAGCTATATCCTAATTCAAAGTTTGTATACACAGTAAGAAATAAAGAAGATTGGTTGAAGTCTATGGAACCGTACCTTGAAAGAAAAAGACAATGGAAGCAATCTAAATTTCAAGTCGATACAAGAATAGCGGTTTACAAAGAAGCGTTTTTTGATTATAATACTTATAGCAAAGCATACGATGATCATGATCGAGATGTACGAGAATATTTCAAGCATCGTCCTTATGATTTTCTAGTGTTAGATATTATTGGTGGAGACAAACCACAAAAGTTATTTGACTTTTTAAACATGGCATGTCCATGTGATGAGTTTCCACATTACAACAAATTAGTAGATGGTAAAGGAGTTAGAGTAGCGTAATGGCATTTATGGTTCACCCACTACCACCGGTAGACGTATACGTACGTAAAGAATATCTTTACGATTTAGAAAAAGGGCATGGCGAATTTACGCCAGGTATATGGATTAGTGTTAAGTCTGTAAAGTATAAAGCTCTATACTTTGAAACACTACTAACAGACTATGGAGCGCTGTATGATAAACTACCTATATCAGCGTTTGTTTGGAAAACGGATCATGGTGATCTTTTACCTCTGGATGTTCTTCAGCTTTGGGATTGCTTTGATTATGATATTACAGTTATCGAAAAGCCACTACTGTGTAGATGCGAGTTTTTTGGTAAAGACAAACAAATGCATCCAGGAGAGTACGAATTCACAATTGATAATTGTCACCGCGATACTTCCGTCCTTGACACAAACTTCAGTGAACACGATCCAGAGCACAAGTCTTTCAATGTTATACGACTTGACAACGGTCAATTCGCTGCTCAGCCAAACAATAGGGTTGTATGGAGAGATAGCTCCTTAACACCTGATAAATTAAAAACACCTGACTTTAAAGTCTGTACTCAAAACTATGCAGTTGAAACTGAACCAAAGTGGTCAGTAGGTCATACAGATGAATGGCAATATAAAACCAAGGATGGCGCATGAAGGCGTATTGTATTACAGTAGTATCTGATGATGTTTCGAAAAAAGCTTACGAACGATTAGTTAAATCGTCTAAACACGTATCTAACGATTTTGAAATACATATGCATGCCGCGTCTACACCTAAATGGGTTCGACAGCATATGAAATTTCTAAATTTAGAATGGACATATCCGTGGGAAGGTGAGCGCATCGATCTTAAATCAGGTCTTACTTTAAAATCATATCCTACAAAGGTAAGAGAAAAACGTATTGCATGTTTTTTAAGTCATTACCAGTTGTGGGAGAATGTAATACAAAATGATGAACCAATATTAGTTCTAGAACATGATGCAATGTTTCATAAAAAATTAGAACCAGAGTATATTTTAGAATCCGACTATGATATCATAGGAATCAATGATCCTAGAGGTGCAACTAGGAAATCAAAAGAATATTATGATAAGGTGACGAGTAACGTTCAACCTATTATACCCGTTCCACGTATTGATAACTTTAACGTGCCTCAAGGTCTTGCTGGAAATAGTGCATATATAATTAAACCTAATGGTGCTAAGCAACTTATTGAAGCCACAAAAAAATATGGAGCGTGGCCAAATGATGCACTTATGTGTTATCAGATTATTGAAAAACTTGGTGTAACAAATAAATTTTATACTAGAGTGCAAGGACTGAGGAGTACAACTACATTATGATAGGTGGAAAACAATACGTAATTACAATCATGGATAATGAAAATTCTGTGAGTGCAGCGAAGCGTACAATAAAATCCGCTAAGGGTTTTGGTATGGGTAAGGTTGAACATTGGAAAGCTATAACTCCAGCAGATAATCCAGAAAAGATAATGAAAGAAAAAGGCATTGATCCAAATGCTTTTAAAGAGAAATATTCCAGACATGAAAATTGTATGGCTGCTTTTCTTTCGCACTATTCGTTATGGGAAAGGTGCGCATTTGAAAATGAAGAGTTTCTAATACTTGAGCATGATGCTGTGTTTGTAAATCATGTTCCAAATACAACAATGTTAAAACATGTTGGAACGATTGGTAAAGCATCATACGGTAAATGGAATGAATGTTCTCATATTGGTTGGGGTCCACTGACACAAAAAAGATATTTTGGTGGAGCTCATTCTTATATTGTAAAACCATCAGGCGCGTGGCAGCTTATGGAAATGGCACAAAAAAATCCAGCGCCTACAGATGTTTTCCTTAACCTTGATAACTTCCCTTGGTTACAAGAATGGTCTACTCCTTCAGTAGAAGTTAAGGATAACTTTACAACTATCCAAAACACAACCGGCTGTTTAGCTAAACATAACTACAACCCTGATTTATATACGATTGAAAATGTCTAGAAAAGTATTCCCTAAAGCATTTCTTATTGGAGCTGACAAAAATTCTGAGTGGATGATTGATTGGTTTCTAAGAAATTATTTTAAACATAAGAACGAAACAAAGTTTGTCTTTGCTGACTTTGGTCTTAGTGAACGTAAACGAAAGTTTGTACAGAACCATCCATCTATTTTAGGTGTAATGGAAATGGAGAACAAACAAGACAAGTCATGGTTCTTAAAACCAGAAGCCATGTGGTTTGCACCTATAGAAAAATGTGTATGGTTGGATATTGATCTAGAGATTAGAGATAACATTGACGATATATTCGATCATATTGTACCAGATAAATTATGCATGGTAGAAGATAAGCCATGGACTAAAAGACGTGGAGAAGTGTGGCACAACTCAGGCGTAGTTGGCTTTATACATAAACCAAAGGTATTAAGAGAATGGGCATTAAAGACTGCTAATAAGAATCATAATGAAGTTGGTGATCAAGAAGTATTACACTCTATGTTGAATCCTATTATGAAAGTAGCTCATATCCATAGTATGCCTAATATGTACAATGTTTTAAGAATACAAATACAGGATGAATATAAAGATGAATATACTGGCCCGATCAAAATGGTTCACTGGACTGGACCAAAAGGCAAAGAAGTGATTAAGAGTCAGATCAATGCCTAGAGTTGCACACATTATTGGTAACGGAGATTTTGCTCCTTTATATAGTAAAGAAAAACGTAAAGGTATGGTCCTTACGTGTAACCTTCCACCTTTCGAAGTACCTGAAGCATATGCCACTACTATTGTAGATTTTAAATTTATGCGAGCTGTTGATAAAGGTGAAATCAATCCACCCGGCGAGTGGATCTGTGGTGTAAGGCCAAAAGCTTATTGTGAAAAGTCTCCTAAGTTTTATATGAGAGTTGCTAGTCGAATAAAAGAATTTTATACAAAGAAACCTAAGTACGCAGCGAATTATACAGATTTTAATTGTGGACACTTTGCTGCGTACTGGGCATTAGAAAAAGGAAAAGCAGATGTCGTTCACTTTTATGGATTTGATAGTGTGTTTGATTTTAATCTGCGCAGTTATTCTGATTTGGTCTTGAGATCTGATAGAGGTAACACTAATAACAATCGATTGATCGATAACTGGAGACCAATATGGGAAGGTATGTTTAAACAATTTCCTGATACAGAATTTGTTTGGCATCATAACCATGACAATATGAAATTAAAAAAAGAAAAAAATGTTCGCATAGAGGTAAATAAGTAGTTTACATTCTATTCTCACTATGTTATAATAGTATCATGAGAAGGAGAGTAGTATGATAGTACACAGTGTTGAAGGTGGTACCGCGGCAGAACGTCAGCTAGTAAATGGTGCAATATATTTTGCAATTGAGCATCTTATGCCTCGTAAGAAAAACCTTGAACTTGAAATCAACTTGACTAACCTTGATAAAGATACCGATGGATTGCACTACAGTATTGAAAAAGGATTCCACGAGGTAGACTTACAGAAAGGTTTGAGTAAAGAAGATCTATTAACTGCTCTATTCCATGAGCTGGTCCACGTTCGTCAATACGAGCGTGGACACTTAAAAGATGATGGTATAGTAAAAAAGTGGAAAGGTGAAGATTACATCTACGTGTTTAGTACAGTTGAACAGTACAAAGCATTTCCATGGGAAGAAGAAGCTTATAGATTACAAGAGGAGATGTATTCTAAATGGACACAGATGTAAATATTTTTAATCGTCAGCTTGACGAAGGGGCTAAACAGAGATATATACTATGGAAACGTCTAGAAGAATTAGTAAAAGAGTTAGAAGAGGTAACAGAAAAGCTAAAGAAATATAAATAGGGATAGGAGGTTACAATGTTATGTGACGAAAAAGTTCATAATCCAGTTGTTTTACACCTTATCCAACATGGGCACCACATGCCTATTAAGAGAGGTAAATGCAATAAGCCAAGTATAGAAGACCAAATTACAATCGGGATTTACAGTGGACAGTTGCCACCTATGGACCAAGAAGATGTAGATTGGGTATGCTTATTGATTGATGATTTAATTCAGGATTATAAAGAAAATCCACAGGAATACAGGCAGAGTTGAGCAACATATAACTCCTCTCAAACTCGTTGCTCCTCTGTCTGTAATCAAATCGGGTTGCTACGTAATAAGCACGCGCAGGGCCAAGGTTAGCCCTGTATAGTTTTAAAACTCAAACCTTAAGGGAAACTATGAAGAAACTACTAGCTGCAGGGTCAGTACTTGCCCTCACAACAGGTACAGCACACGCTATGGATTTAGGGTGGGGTTTGGCTCTCAACAATGAGATCAAATCTGAATATAATATCGATGACGAACATATCGATATTACATGGGCACCAGAAGTAGCATACACTTGGAACTCAATCGACATGTCAGCAGGCATGACAGTACCAGTGTACAACACAACAGATGAGTTCGCACTTACAGAAGTGTTAGACGAAGGTAATCGTCCGGACTTAGATCTCGAAGTAGGTTATAATCTAGGTAATGGATTAGACGCTCACTTTAAAACTGGTTGGGATTTAAATGAATCTGAACTAGCAGACATGGTTGTTGGAGTAACATTCTCCTTCTAAAGATAAT